ATGCGGATAAATTTATCTTAGTAAGTTTCTTACCATTCGTCATTGTTCGCCAGTGAGTAACTCCGTTTACTTCAAATGGTTCGATATGAGCCATTACAAAAACAACCATGTCCTCTCGCTTAATCTCTCTTATTAGTTTATACAGGTTTCATACATCTGTAGCTAAATCTGCCCATTTATCTCTAGAAGGAGATTCAAGGATAGCCATTTCTTCTGCAGTCATCATGCCGTTAATTGTGTCTATAACAATGGCATTTACATCAGGCCTAGTCTCAGATACAGCCTTTATAAGTTTGTATATAGTAGCTGGGTCGTCTGTTTCTGCGTAGTTTTTATTCTCTTTATTAAAGTCAGCTTTCCAACCTTTCCAAGAGAGTCCTTTTTTGTCGGGCGATATATAATAGGTTTTCTTAGGATCTAAAAATCTAGCCCCAGTTGTTTTTCCAGACGCAGATGGTCCGGATATTTGTACTAATACCATTATATTAAGTTTATTTGTTCTAGTGTTGCGTTCTTAAAATCTTCTACCATTGGGATTATAACTGTTTTACCGAAACGCTCTTTTATAAGATGCCAGTAAACCATATCCCTTTTGGGATCATTTGGTGCTTTTATTGGTAATCCTCTAGGAAATTTATCCCCTTGAGGAGGTCCGTAATACTCCTTTATTCCATTTACATTTGCGGGTCTATGACTTATCATGACATAGTCAGAACAGTGGTAAATAGACGAAGCTGCAAAAATGTCGTTTCGTGTGGGATAATGGAGTAACGGATTTGATGTTCTTTCAGGACGTTCTATGTCCCGATTTAATTGTGATAAAACTAAGAATATGCACCTCAATCCTGTGGATGCAAAGTATTTTTTTAATTCGAGAAACACTGTCATCAACTCGTCAATGATAGATTTCTCTGTTTCCCCGCTTTTCCCCCTAACTAGGGTAGCGTGATCTATGGATATTACTAAGCCCTTGTTTAAACTTAAGAGATCTCTTTCCATAGCAAACTGTAATATGGTAGCCCGTATTTGCTCAGGTGTTCCAGGATTGTCTACGTAAAATACTGGAGAGTTTTTTCTATCCTCTAATATATTCATTACTTCTGAGTAGTCATCATCACTTAATGGTGTATCAGAAGAATAAATATCCTTGAGAGATTTTTTTATTTTAGAGGATACGTACCTAGTAAGCTGGTCTTCTATAAGCATCTCAAAATCAAAAGACAGAATTTCAAAAGAATCGTCGTTGAGATCTAGAAAATCCCGCTTTATTTGCTCAAGTATAGTTGATTTACCACCGCCAGATAATGCCGCAATAGTAAAAATTCTATTTCAGTCTATACCATTTAGCAAAGCCTTGTTGAGCTTAGAAAATGAGGTTTTAAGAGACTTAATTTCTCCGGTCCTTAGCTTGGTTATATACTCAGCAGTTACGTCCGCACCATGTGATATATGCCTTACATTTAAACTCATTACATTAATTCATCTGATGTGAATGTTGTGGGTTGCGGCTCAACATCTAAGTCGGCATACACTTTATCTACTAACCACCTAACTGGACTTTTCATAAACTTCAAGGCGTTATTGACACCAAAGTTCTCAAACTTTCTACTATTTACTTCAGACTGTAAGGCTTTTAACACCATCTCAGAAGATGTGGTTTTAGTAGCTTGCAGCCATTCTTTATAAGTTTCTTCTTTATTTACTCGGATCACCCTTGTTTTAGGATAATGAGAGTGTTTGTCAGACGCTGGGAAACTACGCCAAAACTTTTCAAACTCTTCTGTGTAGGGAGGTGGTGTACCTCCATCAGTAGTCAAATGAAAAATCAATATTTTCCCAGCGTCTGAAATTTTCTTGGTAGTCGTCTCTAGTAAGTTTCGGGACACTAGAGTCTCTACGACTTCTGATTTTAGATATTCTCCTAGAGATGTCAACTCCTCTCGGCTCGCAAGGAGCAGGTACAGCAGCTCTTCTAAGCTCAACATCTCTTGCCTGCACCGCTGATATGTATTTAATGTTAATTTCATAAATTATATTTTGGAGCACTATTTTTATGCTTAATTGATTTTCCTTGGCGGACTGCGTTGATTGTTTTAAAAGCTCGGCCGTTGTGTGCATTATCTCCATAACATCTAGTACGCACCACTCAATGCTTCTATAATAGCACGAAGTTAATACACAACTGTGGGTGTCTTCAGAAAAGTGCAAGACAAACTTGTAGTGAGTAGTGTCTTTATAAGCTGTTTCATAGATATAATATTTATAAATATCTACGTAATTCCCCTTAAACAGTTGATGCTGCGAATTTAATTTTTTCACTTTTATCTGTGATTATGAACATAACAGCATCTTCAACATCTGTCCACGGACCTTCCTCGCTGTCTCTAGCAGTACCTACATAACAGATTACATAGTTAAGATTATTAACCTTGACAATGTCGTAACTAAAGAACGCTTTTTTTGTAGGCAACGCGTCAGACCAAAGTATGTCTTTTTCAAGATATTTGATTTTATGTTCCACTTTTTTCGTTAATTATTTGATAAGCTTTTTCTACAGCGTCTTCAAGAGTAGCAAATGGACCTTTACTTGTCTTTACTACATACTTTCCAGCAACTGTGTCTTTGCTATAGGAAATTGTCAGCGTGTAAGTTAGCATTTTTCTTCTGCTTTTATAGACATTTAAAGTGTGCAAAACTTGACCAGACATTATCTCTATTGTTTGAACGTGCTTCTTACTTTTTGGAGTTGGCATCTAGTATTTTGTCTATACGTGTGAAGCACTCTTCAACCACACTCTCGATATCTGGATAATATGGACTTTTAAGGACTTCTTCTGTACGCATGACCTGCTTTTCAGAGTGCACAACCCCTATTTTATAATAGAAAAAAATTTCTTTTCCTATTAAAGATTTGTACACGTGAATTACTGCGTCTAAGTCCTCTTTAATTTCAAATACATACTTCCAAATTTCCATTACATTTTCATTGTTAGCTGTTCTGCATCTGCGTCCATTAACTCTTCGACAATAGTCTCAAATTTTTCGTAATTTAATGGTCCCCAAACAGCTAGAACCCGTCCACTTTTTTTTCTTTTTTTAATGTGAAAAAGGTTAGGATCTCTAACTCCTTGGGTAAAGTTGTAAATGATATCCCCCACTACTATGGCTGCAAATGCTGGTATATTAGCACACTCGCAGTAAGCACATACTATTTGACCTTCTTTATTAATGTGCCTTGAAATAGTACTTGATGGTAGAATCATCAAATCTACCGCAAATTCCTCCAAACATAAATCACAGACATCATCTCTGTACCTACTTACCTTGCCCTGCATAGTTTTATCAGCGGTAAACAATCTGTTGTGCTCAGTAGTATGTAAGAATTTGTAAGCACATGGACCACATTGATACTCAATGTTTTGTTTTCCGTGAAAATCTGTTCTCATTTTAAACTCATCATTTATCATATAATAAGGCTCTCCACAAGTAGGGCATACGGCTGTTTGAAAAGTATTGGTGTAGAAATTAGATATACTTTTTTCTGGTAACCTCCCACTTATTTCTTTTATACACGAAGCACAAGTTAAAATAGTACCTCCATCCACAGTGTAAGGATCGTTTCCACACGGTACCCACATGAAATTAGAAGTTGTTTCTTCTACAACCCCTTGACAGAAGTAACAATGCTTAACAGTATATAAAGATATATCTAATTCGTATTCGTACTTTGATTCTAAGTGCGTGAGACTATAATAGCAGTCTGCGGCAAACCTTCCGTCAAATAGTAGGGAATCAATTTTAGAATTTTTAGCGACGTCTTTGTTGGATAAGGCCTTGTAAAATATGTCCTCTGAATGTCTAGAGTTCAGATTTTTCATAGCTGTAATTGCAGAGGAACAATTACTGCAGGTGTGCACACCTTCCAATACATCTATAAATTCGCGTTTTTCGACTTCTGATATTATGGTAAACTCTTCGTTGTCATGCAGGGAATCACATAGCACACAAAGCGCGTGGTTATCCCCATAAGGGGCTCTGTACTTTTCAAACCCAACAGGTAAGTAAGCACCTCTAGATCTAATATACCGATCTAACTTTGTATTTGATTTATGGTTTCGACTCATTTTGTAACACTTTTTAATCCAGCCCCAACTGTTTTAGCGTCTACCCAATTCTTTTCGACAGAGTTCTTGGTGTAAAGATTAATAAATATGGGTTTCATTTTCCCCTCTTTAAATCTTAGAATTCTGCCAGTTTGTTGCGTATTAGTAAGTTTAGTAGATACTCCTGATAAGCATATTGCTCCGTCGACATCTGGCAAGTTAACACCTTCGTTTAAAGCGTCAACTGCTATAAGCAAGTTGAAATCACCGTTCTTAAACGCCTGTAAAACAATTTCTCTACTCTTTAACTTCATCTTAGAGTGGTAAACTCTACCCCCTACTACAGATCTTAAAGCTTCAGCAAATTTAATACTTTTAGTAAACAGCAACCACTTTCTATTTGGCTCAAACTTTTCTATTATAGCTTTGGCGACACTAATCTTGGTAAGATTATTGTAAACCACTAATTTTCTTAGTTGCATGGCTCCCCAGTATTGTTTGCAGAGCGTCTTTAGTTCCCTATCGTCAGAATACTGTTCAGCCTTAGCCAGATCAAACACGTTACGATATCTAGAAGATAAATTAGGATCTTCACTTCGCAACCTGTCCAGCTTTATTAGCGACGTATTAAACACGTTGTCAAATGCCTTGTATTTACCTGCCATTGATTTGTCCATCCCCACTTCTAAGTTGTAGATATTGAATTTAGGTAATATACCTTTATCGACAACATCTAATAAACTCTTGGCGTAAACAACTGGCGCTACTATACCTAAAAACTCTACGTACTCTTCTTCGTCTGGTATTGTTGCTGTTAAGCACAACATAGACGTAGCTTTAATACTTTGAAATACTTTTCTGTATTCAGGAGAAAGAGCTCTATGAACTTCATCTATGATCACGAAATCGTATTCAGCGACATATCTGTAAGCAGATTGAATGCAAAGATAATCAACATTATTGTTATCTCCTAATTCTGCGGCAAATAATTCCCTAAATTGGTGTATAATGGGGATTCTTGAGGTAATGACTAGTGTCTTAGGAGGGACTCTAAAAGACTTAAAAGCCATTACCGCAAGTCTGGATTTTCCTACCCCGGTAGGTAGTACAACCGTTCCCCATTTACCAGCCTTATCTCAGGCTGTCAACGCTTCATTTTGAAGTGCTGTTACATTTTCTCTTAGTTTCATCTTAGGTGCATGAGGCACAGTGGCCTCTTTCGTTAAAATATTCGTTTGTGCTGTCCAAGGCTTTTAAGCAGCTGGTACATTTGCCTTCACTTAAGTTGGCCATACAATTAGAGCAAAATGTGGCGTACTTAGTACTAGGAGTAAATTTTGCGTTACATCCTAAGCACGTGGACAATCCCTTAGCTTCTTTAGTGCAAGATTTGCATAGGGTTCTACCTACTGTGGTAGCTTTTCTGCATTTTGGGCAGATTTTAATGTCTTTACTATCTCTGGTGGCAGAAGTGTGGATCTGAATTTCTTTATAGCAATCTTTACATTGCCCCCTAGAGTTTAAGTGCGAAACATTTTTACAACTAGAACATTGTTCTGTCTTGTTGGTTTTTGGCATAAAGTTTCCGCCATAAAAACACTCTGGGCACGCACTAGTGTGCGAGGCATAAACATCACATTCATTCTTACACTTCGAGCATATAAGGGTTGCCTCGCTAGCGCAAGCCCCACATAGGGTTTCTCGCACAAGGCGGGAATTGCTGGGTATTAACTCGTTATCTTTTTCAAAACAACGTTGACACGCTCCTGCTATATTAACCCATTTCTGCTCACCACACTCGTGGCAAACATCTTGGTGAGTTTCGACCCATTCTGCGTGCGTAGGGGCAGTTAGAACGCTAGAAGCAGGGTAACCTTTACACTTTCTACAAGTGTTCTTACAATTACTGCATACAGCGTTCTCTAAATAGTGAAAGCAAGATGGGTCTAAGCACTGCCTGCTTTCACTCTCTAGTTTTTTGATTTAGAGGGTAATGTGATGGCATCTTTGGTCCACCCTTGAAGAGTCTCCCTAATTTGCACCTGTAGCTGGGGTTTAGTGATCCCCTTGTGTGTAGCAGGTTTACCAGACTCTAAGGTCTTGATACCCATGTTAATCTCCACTATGCCAGCAAAAGCTTTTGTCTTTGCTGCATCATCCATTTTGATGTAGTAAGGAAGAATTTTATCCATCCAGACTTGTGGTTTGTCTATCCCTAGAAATTCTAAGGCAGTTGTTATCTGGTCTGTGGCCTTCTTGTTCACCTTTTTCGGATCATTGTCCTTTTTCTCATCGTCTTTCTTGTCCTCGTCCTTCTTATCTTCTTTCTTATCTTCTTTTTTCTCTTCTTTCTTCTCAGCTGGAACGTCAAACATATCTGTGTTCAATGCGTGCTGAATTCCCTCTTTTGTTAAGGACAATTTAAGGGCAAGAACGACCTCATAAATTGTCAGAAGCAAGTGAAATGTTGTTATAATGACGCTACTCATCATAGCGCTATGAAGATTAGCAAAAGGAGAGAAAGTAGGTGGATACCTATTCTCTGCTATTACAGCCGTCAAGAAGGAAGGATGTAAAAATCCCATCTTCACCTTCATCATTACCCAGAAGCATTCTAATTGACCTGTGTTATGCACAGCGTTGGCCATAGCTAACATATTTACTATTGGAGCGCCGACAGCAAAGATGAAGGATATTAGAATAATTACTAGGATAGTAGAGCCTAAACCCATTCGCACCCCTATTGGTCTTGGTATAACAAATACGGAAACAAACTCGCCAATAGCTTTTGCTAAGCCAAAAGCACCGACAGTACTGATAGCCGCTGCAATTAGGTGAACTGACATTCGCACTGTTACATTTGTCTTTTCGTCTTGCACTGAACCTAGTAGTGCTGCTTCTGCTATCAACGCAGATAGTTGTAAACCTATTAGATAGGTAAAGTTGTACTTGATAATTGCTCTAGCTAAAAGAGCTGCAGGTTCTAATCCCTTTAATTTGGGATCTTTTTGTGCTTGTTTGTACAGGTAATAGGTCAAAAGACCTACGCAAACGAAGAAGGCGACAAATACTATCGTGCTCTCTATCATTATTTATTCCATATTTTAGTTATTACTGCTTTAGCTGGGATATCTAAATGAGTAGTGTATTCTCTAGAAGCATCTAGGCAACACTTCTCTAATATCTTTGCGACAGTGTGTGAGAATTCGTCGGGGCATTCGAGTATTATTTCATCATGCACGAACAGTACGATTTTAAAAGGTATTTTTTTAGCAAATTTTCTAAGGAGAACTCCAGCCCTCTTACCTATATCGGCAGCGGTTCCTTGTACTGGAATATTCTGTGCCCATCTCTGTATTTTTGAATCCCAGTAACTATAGGCGTCTCTAATAGCTGGGTGTGGATCAGTGTATGTTAATCTGCACTTCTCCATGTACTTCTTGCACTCTAAATAATCATCAAAGAATGGAACAAATGACTTTCTACCGCTAACGGGGTTACAAACTACATATCCAAAATTCTTAGCCTCTAATCCTTGGTTGGAAAAGTATGCCTCAAGTTTTGGGAAGCTATCGTAATAACCTCTAATAAGAGATTTTGCTCTTGTTATAGGAATATCAAATTGTTCCGAAAGTTTTTTAGCTCCTCCGCCGTAAGCTATCAAGAACCCTATGGACTTGGCTATACGACGTTCTTCGCTGTCTTTGGTCAAGTTCGGATCATTAAATGCGATCTTAGCAATCTCTAGGTGAAAGTCCGTACCGCTACCGCAAGCTTTGATCATGTTTGGGTCTCCAGACTTATCCGCTATTATCCTTGCTTCTTGGTTTGAAAAGTCAGCCACTACAAACGAGTGGCCTTCTTCTGCCATGAAAGCAGATCTATAGACGTCACCTCTTGAAATATTCTGTAAATTAGGATTAGTGGAAGATATCCTACCTGTACGCATTACCTGCATGAAGGAAGAATGTACCCTTCCAGAATAAGGGTTGATGTGCCTTAAAAATTTGTCCCCATAAGAGACTGCCTTTTTCTTGAGCATCTTGTAATCCAAATAAGTCTTGAGTATGCTAAACTTAGCTTCCTGTTTGAGAAGCACTAGTCTCCCTACACTCTCCTTTATTTCCCCAGTCTTTTTGTCTAGAGTAAGAACATCTACCCCTATTCCTTTCAGGGCGGTTACAGCTTGTTTAGGGCTGTCCCAATTTATATCAAATTGGGCAAGTAATTGATCATGCAAACTCTTGGCTTGCTTAGCGACTTCTTGGGCATTACTAAGCCACCTATTCCCTTCCAGGAATATTCCGTTTAGCTCCATATCTCCCAAAACCTTAATAAACTCAAACTCGAGTTTTAAGGTACGCTTTAAGTCCAACTCTCTCGCCTTCTCGACTAATTTCTTTTTTAGTAGAGCCGTGGCTTCCACGTCCATCGCTCCATAATATATTTGTTCTAAGGTAAACGGTGCATCCCCTATAGTGGAAAAAGAAGTCCGTACCTTTTTAGTAACTGTAGGCGCGAATAGATTGCCTTGGCCGCTGTAATAGGCTCTTACATACCTAGCAACGCATTGCTCGAGTGTGAAGTGGCCTTTAGGCGCATCTTTACCGCATTCAATAATCTGAGCGGCAATCATAGTATCCCAAAGATTCTCTAATCTTATCCCATAATTACTGGCTATAACTTGGTAGTCATACTTGAGATTATGTCCGAGTATGGGCCTATTCGAATCTTGTATGCTTCTAAGTAGGCCTTTAGGGCAATGTTCTCTAGTGTCGATAACAACTTGTGTGCCGCCATTCCCAAGTTGGAGCATGATAACCTGACGATCAAACAAATTAGTAAAATCACCAGTAGTCTCCGTATCGAGGCAAATTTCATCTCAGTCTTTTATTAGGTCCTGAATCTGGTTAAAAGTTATTTGGGAAATATCCCCCTGTTGTATGAGCCATACCCCTGTCGTAGATTGCTGTGTAACCACTCTTATTTCGTTTAAAGCCCACCACTTGTAAAGTTTCCTTAATGGTAGGGGTTTTAGTTTGTTTTTCCGGTTGTAGCGGCTCTTGCGTTAAGCTTTTCGTCCGCTTTAATAGCTCGTTTGCTATGATGTTCCCGAACTGTGTTACAAGTGCGGTCATCATAACGGTAAAGAAAGTTCCCATAATTTTAATAAAGTGGGAGGGGTTAGGGCCCCCTCCCTTTCTTTACCACTTATATATTTAAGTGAATATGGTCTCCAGAAGCATTGCTATTAAAGAATACATATTTTTCGGTATTCGAGTCGCCGAGATATTTCCGAACTCGCGCAGATCCTGGTCTACCTTCTATGTACATTCTAATGTTATGTTCCCGAAGTCATTCAACTCCTTCTTTGGAAACTAAAAATGAGATTACATCTTCGTTCCATTCCAAATCCACGGCTCTACCGTGAAAATGTTGCGACTTTTTGTTGTAGCCTCTCTTTAAAGAGTTGACACGCGCAGTTGGCCCTTTGTAGGATGACAACGCATAAATTAACTCCTTGCTGACACTTGTGTCTACTGGTGTGTACAGCATGAAGCCAAAGAAGTTTCCAGTGACACACTCCCCCGTTCTTTTAGATTTCCACCTTTTACCTAAGTATGGGTGTGTTTCTTCTAAACGTTTTAACTTCGCATTAGTTGTGTCTTGTTGAGAAAAAAGTTTCTCAACTTTCTCCATCAAGCACTTATTCTCACTTTTTAATTCTGTATTGATAGCAAATTGTTTTTGCCAGCCAAATACAGTAATAGTTAAAAGTAAAAACATTGCTAATGCCATTAAAGGCCTGTACCACTTTTCAGTGTTATTCATAATATTCTATTAAGTGTTCATTGCCCTCTTATAAAGTGGTTGAGGGTAATCCAGCCATCCACAAGGCTGTTAAATACTGTCCAGCAGAGCTCTGGGACTCTTAGGCACCATTACTGGCACCGCGTCTTCCCCGTCCCCGCCTTTAAGTAGGGTAGTAGCCATATTATATATGTCCCCTAATGTTGGTGACACTAAACCCGCTACTCTTTTCTGTCGGTTATGAAAGAACCTTTCATTTACCTCACTATCCGTTGTTGTATGTCCAAAACACATTTCACCATCTTTACGATAGACGGACCCGCCTAATACTTCAGCGAAGGTAAGGAATGCCGACATACCAATGCCTAGAATTCCGTTCTTGCCCTTGCCTTCATCTTGTTTCTTCATATACCAACTCAAAGTCTCTACCCTAAAATACTCCAGCGCCTGATCTTGGGGTGGAATGTTTGGAGGGAGTTTAGATTCTCTCTTGAAATAAGAGATATTGGCGTTGATACCTCCAGTATCAGGGATCAATAGCACCGATTTAGGGTGATAGTGTTTCTGATCTGGTGAGATTGTGACTACTTGCCACTCCCTGTCCAGAAAGTAATTCCGGATTTCAAGTGTTCCACAATCTGCGTATGGCTGCATTATTAACAGCCGTTTCTCAATGTTGGCGTCCATAGTATAAATGTTTTAGGTATTCTAGTATAATACCTTTTACGTGTTTCTGCGTTATTTTTTTGGCTGTACGACTTGCGAAAAAGTTGCTCGCAACTAAGTACATGGTTTCAAAGTCGCCTACGGCCCCGTGAATAAATAAATCCTTGGGAATGCTGTTGTAAATGTCCCCAATGGTTTCAAATCCGAGGCTTCTAGCGAAGAAGCCGTTCTGCCCTTTTACGAGCATCCGACTTGTTTTTTCTGTTATGATCATGCAGCTGGCCTAAAAGGCGTCTTGTGGTTATTTGTAGCGCTCTTTTATAAGCGGTGTTTCTTTTCCTGGATTTTACCCGCACATTTAGTGTGGGGCCAGTTACAGTGACTGTATATCCAATACGTCGTGCTTCTGCAGGATATATTGGGTATATGTCTACCTGCTCACTAACTACGGTATCCAGCTGAAGTAAGTCTTTTTCCAACTGTGTTATTGTAAACGGTCTTCTGTTTACGTAGATCGTAGTCGTTTTGTCGAGTCTTTCCAGAAAACTCATCATACGATCGCTTATGCGCATTTTTTGACTGTATTTTACGGGCGAGCGATGGTGGGAATATTTCCCGTATTTGGTGTACTGTGTGGCCGTTAAAGCTTTCATCTCTTTCCATAAAATCTTCGAACATTACCTCAGGAGTTCTGGCAATGCCTACTCCGTACAGGATTCCGATCTCAATTTCTGCCCTTCCTACACAATAACGTTCGTGCAGCGTGTGCATTTGTTCCTGTTTTTGAGAAATTCTTTTCAGTCTTTCTTCTCTTTTGGAACGCATTCGAGGTTCGCGGATTGTTGGTGCAGGTATGTAAAAATCTTCATCCTTGTGTTTGAAGAAGTTTACTACTCTTACATAGTCGCATTTAGCTTTAATCCTCATCTATAACCAGTTTTTTTCCTGTTACCAGGGGTTGCCGAATTTTACTTGCCTTTACTCCAAACTTACGAGCAAGGCCTAATGCAGTGTCACCTTTTTTTATTACGTATTCCACAGGTATGGGCGTAGTTTTCTGCATACGTTTTTGCGTAGTTACAGAATAGCTCACAATTGCCCCAGATTCCATTTTTATGTCCACGTGCACATCACTGGGCCCGGGAGCATTTTCGATCGCGCTCAAGTCAATTACGAGCCTTGTAGGCCCATCCTCGTCGCTTATTTGAACTGTTGGAGTAGTATCTAGCGCCATTCCTAAGGAATCGGTAGAAACTACGGGGGTTGGCCCGCTATAAACCTCGTCAGAACCGTCACACGATGCTAAAAGATTTATGATAATTAATAGGCCTAGAATTATATAATATTGCCTCAAAATACTGGGTTTTACTTATTTCCACAGGTTTTCTGTGAGCGGGCATAGTTTTTGCCCACAAAGATACTACTTTCGCGTGATTCTTTCGCCAAATGGGCGAAGTATTTTTTAAAAGCTCGCGCTCTTTGGGATGAAATATAGCGAAAGCATCTGTATCCATGTAGTCTACGTAGTTGATTGTTTCTAAATACTGTTTTAGTTTCGTTGGTACTAACTTCAGAACTTCAGTATTTGGTACTGAAGTTCTATCAAATGCTGCGTGCGGGACGGTTAACTCAGGTACACCTTTATTTATAAGCTGGGCGATTGACTGAATTGTCTTTTCTTCTAGCCCAAGTATGTAATACGGTCTGATTAATGGTGAGGTGCTAACTAGTTTTAGCACTAAATGCCTTTTCTTATGCAACTCAAAACCATAATCCAACAATGCTGCCTTAGCACTAAAATGCTTAATAAATACATTTC